CTCATATGACGACATAGTATTAATCTTTGCCGTCTTGGGACTCAGAATGTCAGAGTCAGTGCTAAGCAGAAACTGTTCGGTATTTCCAAATAGAATCAGACCAACAGCTGTAGGTCGTACATAATTAAGAGTAACCGGTTTAGCAGTTGATGCCGAAATATCAATCGGGTCATCATCTGTTGAGGTGAGAGCGGTGGTGTTAAAGAAGTTAAACAGGTCACCTGCTCGGCTCATTGTTACTGTTTCATTGGACAAGAATCCAAGGCGGTTCCGATAAAGGAACATGTGTCGGATCGTTGTCCCAACAAAACTGGGGTTAGGATTGGTTGTAAGGTCACCAACCAAACGATCATCCCAAGTAACAGGTTGGTAGGTGAATGATCCATCAGTTTGACGTACCAGCTGATGCGGCATTGTCAAAGGATCAAACTTATATGTGATACCAGGTCCAACAGTTTCTTCCCAAGTGCCCACACCGTAGGTAGCACCAGAGGAAGTATTAAACTGCAGCCACATATCATCAACTTCAACATCAGCTGAGTTGACAACCTTTACAAGGTAACCATCCTTAGCTTGACCAGGAAGAGCAGATACAGTAGCAACAGTATCTTGGAAAGCATACAAGGCATCCTCTGAAGGACCGCCTGTAACTTCAATAGTAAAGGAAGCCGTACAGCTGATGTAGATACCAGCACCTACTCTTATGGCAGTATAGGTTTTACCGCCAAATACTTGGTTATGAATATCACCAACAAGATCAGTGAGGATTTGATCTACATCACCACCAGATCCTGCATTATAAGTACCACGCAATGTTCCATCAAGTTTGATCTGATAATGACCAGTACCTACAACACTAAGAACAACAAACGCTTGATGAGGAAGAGCAGCGGTTGTAGTCGCTGTATCCATTGCTACTGTCTTTGCTTTATTCAAAACAAAGGTGTAGTCATTAAGAGTCAGAACCTCAATGTCCTCAGGAGCTGCATCCTTAAGGTACGCATTAGCAGGAACCGTGGTAATGGCACAGTTATTAACCTGAGTGTTATACAGTCCAAGCTTAGTAGCTTCATCCGACACAGCATTGTTATAGTTGGTCTGTGCCGTATTCATTGCAGCTAGGGCTGCTGACAACTGACCAGCATTGTGTGTAGCAGCTACAGCACGAATCGCTGTAAAGACCCTGTAGCCCTCTGCAGCAAGCCTTGGGTGCTCATCTGTACGTTCGGTACCCAGAGTGTATCCAGCGGGCAAGGAGACGCTTGTAGACACCACTGTGTCAGCGTTCTTGACTACATAAAGACCTGCTGCATTTTTAGTGATACCTGAATACAGGTACACATCATGGAAAGAGTTAGGAGAGCTAGGAGGAGTATAGTTGTACTTTACATCAAACAACTCTTCAGTTGTACCGGTTTGACCAGCAAGGGTTTCAGCGTAGGTAGACTGAGCATTGTGGAGTTCAGTCAGCTTAACCTTTCTAAAAGCTACTGCAGTATTGTAGTTAGCCAGTGTGGTTTTGACATTAGCAATAACACACCCACCAGGGACACCAGTATTGGTTCCCATGTTAACAGCGCGGGGAGAACCATCTGTAAGACTCCAGATGCGAAATACATTGTTAGCATACTGAGCAACGTACTTCTCTTCTTCATCCCTAAGAATCGAAAACCAACGACCAGTGGTGGTAGCGTTTGTCAACGACTCAATGTATTCACCACCTGGGCGCTTCAACATACCCAACGCAAAGTCAGGTAGGGTATTTACAGCATCACGGACTTGTCCAGGAAACTTCCTGCTATCAGGCTGTTGTGAAATACCAAGAAAAAGGTTTGGGATTCGTTGGCTGATTGTACTCATCGCATCAAAGCTTGATAAGGTTGATAACTCGTGTAATAGTTGTAACCATCTCTAAACCCAAACATAGAGTAATCACCTTGGTTGCATTCATATTCAATGGCAGCAGCACGGGTGTAGACTTCTTGTTCAGCAAGGAGTTTATTGATTTCTTGATCACCAATTAGTTTAGTGGCACACATGCGAGCAGCACGTGCAACGATGTATGTCTGGACAGCAGGCGGTACATCAGTGAAGTCAAAGTACCAAGTAATATCCGCATGAATATCCTCAGTAAACTCAAAGGTGTGGTGAAGACGGTCGTACAACTTACCATTACGACGTACAAGATCGTAATCGTTTTTATGGTGTTCTACATTAGCATCCATCTGTAGAATGTTGTACGGATAAATAATTTCATTGGTGCTGGCATCAGGTTGCATTACATAGTCCCGCTCCGTATTGAAGATCCAACCTTCAGATTGGACTTGTCGATTAATCTCACGAAGAGTGTTAAGGACAATGGAGACTTCGGGGTTCTGTAGATCCAGCGTGGTGACAGGAGCCTGTCCCACAGAGCTTAAAATTTGATTAACAGCATCCAGTTCGGTGGACGCAGCATATGTAGGAAAGGGCATAGTACCTATCAGAAGATAAAAAAAGGGGAACCGAAGTTCCCCCAAGATTGATTACAAAGAATCAGAAAGCAGAAGGAGCGGTAGCGCCCACATACAGCTCAACAGCAGCAGCCGGGTTCAGGTAATCAGCGCCCATAGCCAGACGGCCAAGGATCACGTCGCCCTGGTAGATCACCGACACGTCGCCGCTGGTCACTTGCACTTGAGGACCAATGGCCTCAACCACACCAGCAGCTTCCTTCTGGAAGATCAGGCCGCAGGACTTGGTACCCACTTCAGCAGCAGTACCGTAGTCGTTGTTCACACCGCTGCCGGTAGCAGCGTTCTCAAGAGCAGGACCAACGAAGCTACCCACGTTACCAGGCGAGGTTTCACCAGTGGTGCCGCCGTACTTGGTGCCGTAGTTGCCCAGGAACGGAATGTTCATGGACTTGTAGATTTTGATACCGGCAATCTCGATGATGCCGTTACCGCGCTGCAGGGAATCACCCTGAGCATCACGGTTCACCAGACCGTTAGAACCGATGGCTTGGATCAGCGCATAGTACTGGCGGGGGTTCAGAACACCCACACGACCGTCGCTGGACACGCCTTTCTCATCCATCGCAGCAGCAGCGTCATAGAACGCAGCCACCAGGTTGGCGGAATCGAAAGCATCGGAATCGTTGGCAGAAGAACCCACACGGATCTGGGTACCACCAGGCTCAACGAAGCTGGCCTTGGTGATCGGGCTGGCTTGACGAGCGCCACGAGCGATAGCACGGAAGATATAACGGTCATACTTCTCAGCGAGAGCATAACCAATCTTGCGGCTGATTTCGCTACGCAGGTCGTAGTGAGCCAGCACTTCATCCAGCTCATACACGAAAGCCGAGCTAATTAGAAGGTCATCACAGGTGATGGTCTTCTCAGCCACCGGAGGCGCACCGTCGGTGTTACCGAGGATAGCGTTGCCAGGGGTGTGGAACTCAGCCGTGGTACGGCCAGTGTAGATGAACTGAAGAGACTTGCCGTTCTTCAGAGTGCGCTTCATAACCAGGTCACGAGCAATCGACTCGTGCTGGAAGCCTTTGAACATTTCACCCGAAAACAGTTTCAGGAAAAGAGCACGGGCGTCGCCCGCACCGTTATCCTGACCAGGACGAGTCAGGCTCGTGGTCAGGGTAGAAGTTTGATGTGCCATTGATAGAGAGAAAGAATTTGTTTACTTGCTCCCAAACGTTTGGAAAAAAAAATTGTGTAGCCTTATTGTGTTGTCGTCTTTCCGACTGTCAACGGCTAAGGGTGTCGGCGTACCGGCCTCAGCCAAGGAAGGGAGAGTCCGACTCTGAGGTGCTCTCCCTACGATTTACTCAGGTTCTTCCTGAGTCTCTTCTTCTTCAGTTTGTTCTTCTTCTTGCACTTCAGGCTCAGGACTGTAACGAGTCACAAAAGCCTGAAGCTGGGAGGATTGATGTGCCACGTTCAACCAATAGCAGGAGCTACCAGAGCCACAGGAGTGGTCTCAGCAGCAGCCAAATCAAGAGGGAAGTTGTGAGCATTGCGCTCGTGCATTACCTCAAAACCAAGGTTAGCCTTGTTCAGAATATCTGCCCAAGTATTAATCACGTGGTTCTTATTGTCAAGAAGCGACTGGTTAAAGTTAAACCCGTTCAGGTTGAAGGCCATGGTAGACACGCCAAGAGCAGCAAACCAAATGCCAACCACCGGCCAAGCCGCCAGGAAGAAGTGCAGACTACGAGAGTTATTGAACGAAGCGTATTGGAAGATCAGACGGCCAAAGTAACCGTGAGCGGCTACGATGTTGTAGGTCTCTTCCTCTTGCCCAAACTTGTAACCGTAGTTCTGAGATACCTCTTCAGTAGTTTCACGCACAAGCGAGGACGTAACAAGCGAACCATGCATTGCACTGAATAGCGACCCACCAAACACCCCAGCAACACCCAACATATGGAACGGGTGCATAAGGATGTTATGCTCGGCTTGGAAGACAAGCATGTAGTTGAAGGTACCCGATATACCGAGAGGCATAGCATCGGAGAAACTACCTTGACCAAACGGGTAGACAAGGAAAACAGCCGTGGCGGCTGCGACAGGGGCGGAGTATGCGACAAAGATCCAAGGCCTCATTCCTAGTCGATAGCTAAGTTCCCACTCTCGTCCCATGTAAGCATAGATGCCAATGAGGAAGTGGAACACTGTGAGTTGGAATGGACCCCCGTTGTAGAGCCATTCATCAAGTGAACTAGCTTCCCAAATTGGGTAGAAGTGAAGTCCGATGGCATTGCTGCTCGGAACGACGGCTCCCGATATGATGTTGTTTCCATAAAGAAGACTCCCAGAGACGGGCTCACGGATGCCATCAATATCGACAGGTGGAGCCGCAACGAATGCAAGAATAAAACAGGTGGTTGCTGCAAGCAGGCAAGGAATCATAAGAACTCCAAACCACCCAACATAAAGACGATTGTTGGTGCTGGTTACCCAGTCACAAAAACGGTCCCAGTTGGACTGAGACCGAGGGGCTGCAAGAATAGCAGTCATAGTTGAAGTTAGTTAAGACGGGTTACTTTTACCCTTCCAACTCCAGAGTTAGTGAGACCGATAGCATCAGCCGCACCTTTACTGAGATCCAATCCCCTGCCATGAGCATAAGGACCGCGATCATTGACCCGAACAACGGCACACCGTTTGAAGCAAGCTTTGAGCTTAGTTCCAAATGGGAGTGTCTTGTGCGCTGCAGTAAGGCCGTTTTGATTGTACCGTTCACCGTTAGCGGTGAGGTTTCCATGGAAGCCAGGACCGTACCAACTGGTGATCACCGACAGAGTAGTTAGAACAGGAATCATAATAAATAAGCAAAGAACTTTTATATTGCTTACTTCTTCTGTTTGTCCCGTCACAACACGCGCAGTAATGACGGGAGTACTGCGCTATTTCTTTTTAGCAGTCTTAGCTGCTTGCTTGAATTGTTTAGCGGTAGGAGCACCAGCAGTACCGGGCTTCCTCATTTTCTCACCGCTACCTTTGGCAATACGCTCACGCTTAGCATGAATGTTTGCATAGAGTCCAGGCTTAGCCATTTAGCATTTCCATTTACGAAGGGCTAGTGCTTTACGAGTAGGTCTTCCTTTCTCATCTTTCATTGGACCTTTAACACCAGACATGCGGGCACAGAAGCTACGTTTACGTGGTCCACCTTCTGGTTGAGGAGCCTTGAGATTAGAGCCAGTTTCTCGATTATATTTAGCACGACCAGCGGCTGTAAGGCCGCCAGTACGTGATTTGTGTTTACCAATTTTTAGGCTAACACTATTAGCCATTACTTTTTCTTCTTAGATTTACCAGCTTTGTTAAGAGCAATGGCAACAGCTTGCTTTTGAGGATAACCCTCTCCCTTCAATTTGCTGATGTTAGAAGAGACCGCTTTATCAGACTTACCTTTTTTTAGTGGCACCGCGCTTCTCCTTAGTTTCCATCTTTTTGGACTCTTTAGCTTCGTGCTTCTTCATGGCAGCTTTGGAAGTGTACTTCTCTTTGCCACCATACTCCATCATTTTCTTAGCAGGCATTACCAGATACCAGGTATGATTTGACCGGTTAGCGCGTAAGCGCCAAGAGCAGCCATGACGCCAAGCATAGCCAGGCGACCGTTAAGGAGTTCGGCTCGCTCATTATGGGGAACAGTGTAATCGTGATCAGTGTACATGGTGGGTTCAATAGGCCAAATGTTAGTGTCGTTCATCAAAACTCTACATCAGAGCGTTCAAGCTTTTCGATCACATCCTGACGATAAGCCGGGTCGTTATCATAACGAGGATCGGACATAGCACGTACCAGCTCAGCTTGGCTACGGAATGCATCTTGTGAGCGAGCGGGTTTACCACTCAGCAGTTCTCCTTCAACTCCCATAGCGTCGGTATAGCGATAGTATAGTGCTTGCAGTGCAAGCTGGATAGCGTTAGTGTTACCAGATTCAATGAGAGAATCAAAAGCTTCGATCTCACCTTCACTGAAATTTTCTGCTGCCCAACTGGTCAGCTGATTGTAAGCGGCTTGACCGCCTACAGAGTTTTGAAGTTGATTGACTTCTTGGTTGCTAAGCTCACGGCCTTGAACGGACGGTTGGTTAGCTTGCATCTCAAAGTAGGCTTGCACCAGATCCTGAGATGACATTTGAGAGAACGCTTCAAGTGTCTCTGCACTCAGTTCCCCTTTCTCTGAATACTCATCACCGGCAAGTGAAAGCAACTCAGACAGGTCACTGTAGTCCCGACTTTCTTCTTCAACTGGTTCTTCATCGTAGGTCTCTTCTTCAGATTCCTCACGATTGTTACCACCCAGTTTCTTCTCAAGCTCCATGTAAGCTTTCTCAAGATCCTGGGCATTTTTGTACTTACCAGCCAGCATACCCTCGTGTTGAGCCATCAGCTCTTCACCGATAGCAAGGGAATCAGCTTCGTCGGATTGAATGGACGACATTACTTCTGCATCAGGAGTAGCGTCGTAGCTCAAAATTTCTGCCATAAAAAGTTATTGCATTGGTGGAACGGATTGTTGACTGCCCAAGTATTGAGCAACAGCTTCTTCCGCATTAGGGTTTTTGGATGGGTCTGCCATAGGAACTTTCAGCATATCAGGCAGTTGTTGCATTTGCATCATCTGTTGCTGTTGACCCATAGCTTGTTGACGCTCAGCTTGACGCTGATCCATCGACTTAACAAGGTTTAGTACATCAATACCCTGTGCAGCTGCCAAGCGTTTGATTGCTTCGTCTGCATTGATGAACTGCAGCATCTGGTCAGGACCAAGTGCTTGAGAAATTGTAGCAATAAAGGTAGTAAGAGACTCACGATCTTGACCCCGACCAAGAGCGTTGATGCCAGCAACGATAGTTGGGTTAACCAGATCCTTAGGAATCTTAGGTAGTTCACCAGTACGTTGCAACACCAGAAGCTTACGGTTGAGGTAAGGGATCAGGAACTCTACAGTCAACAGGGAGAACAGGCCACCCAGTTGCTGTTCCAACTCCATCTGAGTAAGACGTACCTCTTCAGCAGTTGTTCGTTCAGACTGACGCACAGTAAGAACAAGGAACGCTTCAGAGATGCGACGTTCAAGGGATGCTGCAAGGTTAGCAGCTGTGCTGAAGTCAGCGGTCTTACCAACTTGGATAACACCAATGTCATCAGGTCGGCCTTGAACGATTGCACCGTTGCCTGCCTGGGCGATTGTCTGGGGTTTAGTGGTGCTTGAGGGTGATACCACGAAGACCACCTTAGCGGCTGCTGCAGAACCTTCTACGAGTGCCTGAGAGAGTGCATCAAGAGACTTGAGATCACCCAGGAACTCTTCGACTCTACCTCGTCCGTAGTTCTCACCGTCAACAGAGTTGAACCGGAGAACCAACCAAGGGTTAGCATCTTTAGGAGCTTTGCCTTCAGTGCCAGGGACTCGCTTACCAAACGCTTCTTGATGCCACAACCAACGGTTGTTATCAAGACGTACGTGGGTGTACACTTCTACGTCATCTTCATGAGCGTAGTTGCGTTCATTAACTTGATAGTCTTTTTCTTGAAGCTCTTTAGGAAGAAGCTTCTTGTTAATCAATTCTTTGGTGACGATCTCAATTACGTTACCGTTGCCATCTCGATCCACTACGTAGCGGTTCAATGGGTAATGCTTAAGCCCATCCTTGCCCATGTAGATAAGTGCATTGCCACCAACAACAAGGTGTTTGATGGCTTGGTGAACAACAACACGATCACTGGAAGCAGCAATCGAGTCCATCACCATGCGTTCAATCTTGGCAAAGCTTAGGTCAAGTTCAGAACGGATCTCAGCAGGCAACTCAGTGCCAAGCTTATCATCACGAATTTGAAGCTTGAAGAAAGTAGTTTGAGGTGGAAGCAGTGCAAGCATAAGCTTAGCTGCCAACGTGACTACTGACTTAGCACCTACTGATTGCCAAGGTTGCTTAAGGGACTTGTGGGAAATCCTGTGCTCATCACGTTGGATGAGATAAGGAATCGTAAGCTCAGAGCATTCAACCGCAGTTTGGAGAAAGTTAGTACGGTAACTACTTAGATGATCGTACCTTGATTTAGCGTTCATCTAATTAACCAATGTTAGTTCCGCTTGTACCCAGGTCAACATTAGTGCCAGGGGTACGATTAATACGAAGAGAAGAGATACTAGCAGTTTTACCTGGAGCTTTTTGCCGGGTACGCATTAGCGGAGTCGTGGCTTCAGCAGCGGTTTTTACTTTCATGGGAGCTTTAGAAGTCTCTGCAATCATTTGAAGTGCAGCTACTTGTTGTTTGTTAGCCTCTTCTTGGAAAGCTCGCATACGTTCTTCTTGAGCGCGACGCTCACGTTCAGCAATCTCTCGCATGGCTCCAGCTTCAGCAGCTGCCCGACGCTTTTCCTCTTCAATGTGATGCTGTGGTCTGCCTCCACACATAATTTAATCCTCTTGGGTAAGACGTGTTCGTATCCATTCCACAACACTTGCTTGACCAGACCGATACATGATCTGATTAAGCGAAGTGTCAGGAGTAGGGTTGATGGGTGGATAAAGTTCCTCTAGCTCAGCCAACAACTTTTCAACAGTCAGAAGGTTAAGCGTATTGAGGGAGGTTAGGGTTTGCATGTTCAAAGAACGCTGGCATCCGTGCTCGTTTAGTATCGGAAAGCTCAGGAGCTTTACCTTCATACATCAGGCGATCACTTGCATCCAGCCAAAATTTTTTGTTTAGATATTTATTGGAGTCTACCCCAGAAAGGGGTTGCATCACCCAATTTATAGTTGCTTTACGCAGTTTATCAAGAGAAGGAGAGACACTAAGCCCCAGCTCACGACAAACAAGGCTATTGGTAGCAACGTGAACTTGTTCATCACGACTAATGTCTGCGCTTACAGTCCTCAGTCCTGCGTCACCATTGAAACGGAAAAAGGGGAGAAGGACGAAGAAAATTGCACGTTCGGCCACCATTGCTTTGAGGACCGTGTGATCTGGATGTTCAATCCATGCATCCCTAAGTCGGATGGCTTCGGATTCAGCCTTCTCATCCACGCCCAAAGCGTTGGCGATGTAACCGAGTGCGAGATCATGCTTTTCCTCGTCCCGGATATTGGATTGTAGTAAACCCACTGACGCTGCTGGAACTTCATTCTTTAGAGCTTCATTGATAAAATCACCTACAGGCAACTCCATGTGACGGAGAGCCAAGGCACGATAGATAGTTTCTTCAGCACCTTCGACCAGTTGACCAGCAGTGGTTTGAACAGGAGTCCAGGTGCGCTTACGATTAAGGAGTTTTTGATAGGGGTTCATTCGCCGCAATTACAATCAGGAGCAGGATCATCATCTCTATCATAGAGAATGGACTCCAGGTAATTGTCTACTTCAGACTCTTCCAATGCAGCGTAAGCATTGGTCTTGTCTTGTGTATCACCCATTACCTGAAGCGAATAATAAAGGGAGGTTTGCGGAGAAGCAAGCCACTCTTCGATAAACGCTTCATCATAGGTGATCACATCAGACCAACTATTGAAGCTGTAACCGTGAAGAAGTCCCGTGCGGTTTAGCATCGTCATGATGCCGTCCGCGACTTTCTTATAATCTTCCCAGCCAACTTCAGACGCGATCTCAACAGGACCGTAGTCAAAGCTCTGGACGCCAAACGTACCGCTGTCACGGTCCACATGGCGGGCAATGGGAGGAGCGATCTCGGGGCAGGTGGTGTACCCCTCAAGATCAGTATAACGATAACTGCAGGAGGCCGTAGGAGCGATAGCAAAGGCTCGATCCATACGATTGTACTTAGCTACCTGAGCAGCAGAGTTAATAGCAGAACGCAACTCATGGGCAAGCACAGTAGCAGCTGTGCTTTCATGGGGCTGGTAGCCATTGATAGTTTCCAGTGCCTCACCAAACTGCTTATAAGTTACTCCATGGTAGCGGAGAAAGTTGGCGAGCCCAAGCATTCCGAGACCGACTTGGCGATCAGTCTCCGGAGGGAGGTATTCTCCGCTATCTCCCACGCCAGTTTCTGCGTGGAGTTGGCACAGCTGGGACATTCCGGTGACAAATGCAGTTTGAAGGTCGTGGAGTTCACACTGGCCGAGGTTAATATGCTGCAGAAGACATGTTCCCCGTGAGGGCAGATATACCTCCAGGCATACGTTTCCCCTAATTCTCTTTCCATCTTTGTCAACTTTAGTTTTGTTCAGCCAAATGTCACCGCGCTTAATTCCTTCAAGCAGTGCATTCTTTACTTGCTGTGTGGCGGTCTCCCACCAGTGCGGATTAACATTGACACAACGCTTGACCCAAGGTAGATCAGCGCGGCTAGCTGTAATAAACTCCAGAACGTCGGGATGATTAAGGTCCAGATGACAAACGACAGCGCCATTTTTATAGACGCCTCCGCGCCTCAGGATTTCATTGAGAGTGGAATAGATTTTAGCAAACGATACAGGGCCAGATGCAACCAGACCTTTACCGTTCTCTTCGCCTTTCGGACGAAGCTTGCTGAGATGAACAGCGACGCCTGCACCAAAACGTAATGCATGGCTAACAAATCGCCAAGACGCTTCAATTCCATTTGGTCCTTCCATTTCGTCCTCCACCACAAAAACAGTGCAGGAGACAGGTAGGCGGGAGGTGGGGTCGTCAATCCAAGACTGCACACGCCCAGTACGAGCGATTGTTTCTTTCTGTGGAGCGGACATTATTAAACGAGATCAGTAAGGGTAGGGGGTTGGTAGTTTGGTCCTTTGAGAACCTTGCCGTCTTCACGGCGGATAGGCTGACCATCCTCACCGAGTTTGGTCATGTTGCTGATGTGTACTCGGTTAAGGGCTTCATCAAGATCCCATCCAAGATTCTCAGCGTATTGATAGCAGACATAAACAAGGTCTGCAAGCTCTTTCAAACAATCAGCAGCGTTGATAGTGTAGTCCTTGATGAGTTGGTTTTCAGCATCAAGAAACTCCTTGAACTCTTCAACGATCAAAGTCCTCTGACCAGTCCGTGAAGCTGGACTCATACTGTTGTTGACCTGGAAACTTTTCCGGAACTCCTTTGCTTGGTCGCTGATGAAGGATTTCGTTTTCAAGCTCATTTTGTAGGTAGTGGATTGCTTTACGTAGATCAGAGATGCGGCTGTCTTTATATCCCGCACGACAAATGTATTTAATGGCGTTACCGAGGTGGAAGTTCAGTCCTTGGTCTCGGACGAAATCCCAAACTTGGATAGAACCTCTTCGATAGTATTTGGGTCCAGTTGAGTTGGTGTCGGCCAATGTTTTACAAGATTAGAGAGTGAATTACCGAGAACGAAGCACTGCCGTTGAAGAGCAAGGAAGAGAGTGATAATAGAATCAACCTCTCCCTTAGAACTATTCAGGGCATCTTCAATCTGACGCATTTTGAACTGCTGCTCCATTGTCAGTTCGACAATCGGAGGGGGCGGTCCATAGCTTGACGGTGTTAGTGGTGAAGTCATAGTCGGTGTGCTGAAGGATCTTTGCGAGCCTGGCATTTTGAATGGCAACGGACTCATCAAGATCCTTGCTGGCAAAAGCATTGACGACCGAAGACCAGGAGTATCCGTTCTCCTCAAAGAAGGCTTCCGCCCTTTTGATTCCGAATCCAGGTACTCCGCTGTAGCCATCAGTTTGGTCGCCAGCCAACGTTTGAATGTAGTGCCAACGCTCACCTTCTTCTTTGGTGATTGTGATAACTCCAGTAGATAAATCATACAGGTCTCCAGGTATCTGTCGCATGTCTTTATCAGGACTACAAATGATGTGTCCCGGTTCTTTAGTAGCATAAATGCCAAGGGCATCATCTGCCTCTAACTCAGGCATTACAACAACGTTGTATTCTTCCTTGAGTTTGTTGATGACCCGGCGATAGCCGCACGGCTTCTTTCGATTTCTATGTCCTTTATACGCTGGATCAATACGTTTACGAAAGTTGATACTATCAGTAAAAAACAGAATAGAATCATCGAAGTTTCCAAGGTCACTTGCGATTTTGTATAACTCTCGTTCGACCATGTTGTAGGCTTCGGTGAAGCGGCTTGTGACGACGATAACGTCATCTCCCCAGTCGATTTCAGTTTCGTTGGCGGCGCAACACTTATAAACAATGAAGTCTGCATCTATCAATAGACTCATTTACCTTGTCCTCGCTTGAGCTTACGCCCATGCGAAGGAAGACTGCGGGTGCCGTTACCTTGATGGGTGCGTTTGAATTTGGCACGAGACTTGAATTGAACCCGGCCAAGGGTGGTTTTAGATTTGACTGCCATTAATGTACTTCACTCCAGTTGTTTCCGACTTGGGCTTCTGCTGCGATGGAAATTCGTAGGTCATAGAAGCGTCCAGCCTCTTCAGCTGAGCGTACCAAGGATGTTCGTAGTTGATCCACGTGTCCGGGATCACATTCAAATTGCAATTCGTCATGTACAAATGCTAGTTGTGAGCAGCATAGCTCACGTGTATTCTCGTGGTTGATAAGCATCCACCGCTTGGCAATTACACCAGCGGATCCTTGCAAGAGGTAGTTAAGGGCTTTGTGGCTACCATCAACAAGGCAGCGGCGATCGTCACACAGGTTGATGTAACCAGATTCTGCCTTGGACTTAACCGCAGTAACCAGCTTCTCAAGTCCAGGTACTGCATCCATGTAAGCCTGACGTATCTCTTTACCCTTTTTCTTTGCATCTTTTTCATTGAGTTGAGGATCATAGCTTCTTCCCAACTTGGCATCGCCAGCCCCGTATAAAAAGGCATACGTTACTGTCTTGACTTGTTTACGGCTAATTCCGATCTTGTCGGCATTCTCTTGGTGAATGTCACCGTTGAGAAGAACGTCTGCATACCTGCCTCCATCATATCGAGCCAGATAGTGGGCAAGCATTCTGAGTTCAATGCCTGCGAGATCAGCACCGACCATAACAAGGCCAGGAGTAGCGCAGAATAGCTTTCTAAAATCAGCGTCACTGGGAACTTGAGCTAAGTTAGGTTTGCGGTGAGCACATCGGAATGTGTTCGTAGCTACGGAACAGTGATGATGAATACGGTTGTCTCTTACTAACTTCAACCAGGCATTGATGCCTTCGGACAACATGCCAAGCTGTTTCGTTAGTTCAAGACAACGGAAGAAATCAAGAGCGATTGGCGTACCAATGTCTTTCAATACAACTTCATCAATCGTAGGTTTACCTTTATCTGTGAACTCTGTAGGTTTCCAGCCGTAATACTGCTGCATAACCCACGCAATGTGATCACGAGATGTGGGGTTGAACTCCTTTAGCCGGGTGAAGGGGCATCCTTCAATGTAGCCAGAAGTTTTGTTATTTCGCTTAGGAGTAAATTCCGATCCTGCAATGAGAGGATGCCTCTCTCGTAGTGATCCTGTAATAGATTCCAGTTCGCTTCGGAGAGTAGATTCAAGCTCATATGCCTGCCTCTCGTTGAAGTACCAGCCATGTAGTTCTTGTTGAGTAAGTATTTCTGCGACTTGATGCTCTAGCGAGCACCAGTCAGGTAAGGACGGAAGTGTTCGCATAGTTTACGGGTAACGGTTACGTCTTGTACACAATAGTCTTGCATGTCCTCTGACCATTCTTTCCAGTCAGATGTTTTACCAAACTCTCCTTTGTATTCACCCAGGCGATAGCCATAGGCTTCAAGAGAGTGACGACCGTATAGTTTCACTGGCATGTGTTTCCAGTTCTTCTTTTTGTCGATACTGAGCAAGTCTGTGTGATACAGCCGTGAAAGAAGTAAGGTATCCATGACCTCGCCTTCAGGCTTGAACCAAGGATACAACTTCTTGATAGCAGGTATGTCGTAACCAATGATGTTATGGCCGATAATGCAATCAGCTTCTTCTAACCTTGAGAGGCCACGGACGATTGGCTCTTGGCTACCTTGGTCATTATAAACCAGGGTTTGGTCAGCCTCGTTATCATAGATGACCAGACAGTGAATGCTGGTAAGATCATACAGAAGTCCGTTTGTTTCTAAGTCAAAGATCAACTGTGACATTCAACGACCGGTCCAACGATACGTCTTATCGACAAACTGTGCCTTTGCTACAGCCTCGGGAGTAGGAGGGTTGGGACGTTTTAGTTGAGCCAGGTAATTAAAGGCTCGATCCCAACGTTCTTTGGATTTGTCAGGGTCTTTCCAAACAGGAGTCATGGGAAGACGGCCACGAAGATTCCAAGGATCAAAAGTCTGTTGTTGGGTCGAACTCTTGTTCTGGTTGAGTTTCATTGAATTTACAGGTGGAAAGATCGTAAGTTAGATTACACGCGATGCCAACTTCGCCTGAATAGCGATTCTTGAGGACTCTAACAGTCGTGTCAGACTGTTTGCTTGTGCTCTGTTGATTTCGTTCAAGTGCAATAACTCCGTCAGACAGCTGTGCAATAGCTGCACTTCCTCGCAGCTGTCCAAGTGTAACACGTGCTCCCTCTTCATGGTTTGTATCAGATGATGTTCGCCTGAGGTGGGAGACGAGGAACATGGCAACACCAGTACGTTCAACAAGGGAACGTAGGCGTGTCATGGTAGTGTCAATCATGCGGCGTTCATCACCATCAAGACCAGACAGCAAGATGCTGAGGTGATCTAGAAAGATGATCCGCGCATCAAGACCTGTTGCCAGGTATTCAATTCGGTTGTAGATGAGATCAGGATCAAAAGAACCAAAGCCGTCGAAAAGAAAGAGATTCCAGACAGCAAGAGTATCCTGATACGCTTGGGTGAGAGTAGATCGTTCATGTTCTCCAAGGTGTAGTGATTTACCAACTGCTGCGGACATCAGTCCAAGAGCTGTCCTGCGATTTGACTCTTCGAGAGCCAGGTATCCAACTCGTTCACCGGAATTGAGAAGGTGAGTTGCCAGCTCTCTACAGAAGCTGGATTTACCAATGCCAGATCCTGCAGTAATTGTAACAAGCTCGCCGTATCGGATCCCGTGAAGTTTATTTTGTAGTCCGGCGAAAGGGTAGTCATGATCAGCGGGTGGTGTAGGTGTGGTTACAAGTTCTAGGAGTGATTTCCCATCAACGATCCCATCTGGACGGTAAGGTTTTGCATTCCAAATAGCCTCACGAATCGCTTGAGCGTCATTGGCAACGAGGGCGTCTGACGCATCTTTGTAATCATCCGGGAGCGATGCAATCTTGCACTTGCCAGGTGGGAGTACGCTTGCTGCTTCCTCCGTCGCCTTACGGCCTGCCGTGTCATTGTCGAAGAACAAGACAATCTCTTCATAACCCTGGAGCCAGGGGATAACCCGTTGAATCGACTTCCTGGCCGAAGCGGCACCGCTAGGTAAAGATACCATCGGCCACCCCGGCATAGCTTCTTGACATGAAGCTGCATCGAGTTCGCCTTCTGTAATGACAACTCGTTTTCCAGTGGCGGGAAACAAATGTTGTCCAAAGAGTGTGCCTGGGACATTGCCTTCGTAGGTAAATACCTTGTCTTTAGTTTTTACTTTACAGCCTTCAAGTACTCCAGCATCGCTGAAATAATAGAACCGTAGAACGTCTCCGTCCCTGTGTATCCGGTACTGCTTGCAGACTTTTTCTGAGATACGTCGTTTTTGCAGCCGTTCAGCTGATCCGCGTAACTGTACATTGGTGGACATTTGGTGATTGTGAACATCTTCTTCAGTGTGCCCGTACGCATTGCACGAGAAGCAAAAAGTGTGTCCATCGGAGTACAAAGAATTTGCATCCGATGAACCACAGTGTTCACATGGTAAGTGCCTTACGAACTCGCTCTCGGAGTTGTGCATATGCAGATGCCTGTTTGTCGTGATAATCGAGCCATTCATCAAGGGCAATAATAAACCCATTCATAATGTTGTCTGCTACATCAGGAGTCGTAGCATCCACATCAGCAAGAATGTCAGAGAACTGCTCAGAATAAAACTCAAGAGAACCGTAATTCAAGTTAGCCATGAAATTGGGATTGATTGGTATGAAGACCAAGGGAAGCCGTGCTTTTCGCACCACTTCGCATAGGTGGTTTTAGACCCTTTGTAGATTTTGTTAAAGGGTGCTTGAAAGACAAATCGAATATCTAAGTCTGGATTGCTCTTCTTCACTGCGATCATCTTGCGGCGATCCTCGCTTGTCAGGCGTCCCTTTACTTCTAAGTAAACACCATTCGGCAAAAGAAAGTCGGGGATGTAATTGCATTCAAGGATGTATGCGAGTTTGCGTGATTCGTATTCGTACTTAACTTTCAAGCTAGAGAGCAGGTCAGCGACCTTACCCTCTAAGCCCGATCTAAACATCAGAAGTCATCATCCTCTACTACATCAGCAGAAGGAGTCACGTTGGGATCAGATGCCTTGAAACCAGCAGTCTTACCAAACAACTCAGCCACTGATGCGTCATCCATGTCACCAGTATCCACACCTGCAGAGGTGTTAAGTGCAATCACTTGAATACCAGCAAGCTTCAAGCTAGTGCCGTAAGTAACCCCGTCCTTGAGGATGTAGGGCTTCTGGCGGAAAGCCAGCTTAACCTTAGATCCACCATACAGCGGAGTATCTTCATCAGTGATAACCGTGCCTTCAGTATCAACAACAGGAGGACGAGTTTCATCATTCCAACTGAAGCGAACTTGGTATTGACCGTCCTTTACTTCTTCCCAAGGCTCAGGCTTAAGGGTCGAACGCTTGGGGTTCTTCAGTTTAGATTCTGCCCACTTGAGCAGTTCAGTACGCTCATCTTCAAGCGTGTTGATCGTGTCTTGATCGAGAAGTGCAGACAATTTGTAACCAAACTTGCCAGGTTTCAGTACAGCTTGGAACCCTTCAAGGACAACAGGCTGTTCGGTCTTGTGGATGGTTTGTGCCATTAACAGAAAAAGTAGGTGGATTCAATAACCGACTCAGGCTTAAGATCGCCAATGATCGGTGGGGCAGTCTCCGCACCTATTTGAGATGCGAAGTCATTGAGAAAATCATGCTCTGCGAACAGGTGCATGTATGTCTCACGTACCAAGGTAGATAGCGTGGACATGTCCGTGGCTCTGCATAACACAGAGTCATGGATAAGTGCAATCGGTGCATCGAAGCGTAGCGCAGCTAAGTGCAACAACGATGCATCAAGGGAATGGATGAGGTTAGGTGCTGTTGCGTTCTTGTGGTGGTTAAGGTCAACTTCATCAGAGTCACCAACGGCAACACGTAAGTTACAAGTACCAAGTAATTGCAACTCAATGCGTTGAATCTCAGGTTTCATCAGTCGTTGAGTTACGGCAAACCCAGAAGGTGTAGTCCAAGTTAACTCAGCCGCACCACGTTTGATAGCCTCAGCTACCTCACTTTCGATCCATGTCATTACAGCCATGGGTCCAGGAACTACAACGTTCATTGCGTCCCTGACCGCCTTGACTGTAGCAGTGAGATCATCCTTTTCGATCTCTACATCACGATCCTTCAATGCTTCACGGATGTATCCACGATTGGAATACGGTTTAGCGTTGTAAGGAACAGTCATTACTACACGCTTGACTGTCTTTCGGTCTATGTACGGTTGAATAGACTCAGGACAGTGGGGCTTAGCGGCCTCTGCAACGACCTTGTAAGCGTCTTGAGGTACATCGGATGGTAAGACGTTAACAAGGCGTGCTGTAGAGGCATCTCGGGCCAATCCAGCAAGGATCTGAAGACCACTGCATGTAGCATCTGTAGCAACCATCAGTGAAGTATGTGAACGATCACATGCAATCACACAATGGTAGTACTCTTCACAGGCAGCAAGAAACTGCCAAGGTTCTTCGACACCTTCCCAGTTATGCAGATTAGCAATCGGGTCAGTAGCGATGAGTGTGATGAGTTCATGATTCTCTAGCGTCCATGCTAACCGCTCAGCCATGGGTGCTTTATCAAGACCGTACGTAGTAGCGACCTGAAAAGCTAACCAATCACAGGCGTAGTCATCAACAAAAGACTCATCATGAAACTTTAGTAAGGATTTACCAAAGTCAGTATCTTGCGGAGTAAGAAAAGCTGGGATCGGGTAAGCCCTTCCCCTGTAATCAAAAGACCACGGAATGTAGAACTGCTCTCGATCTTTGAACACCTGCACTGCATTCATCGTCATACGTGTACGGCATGATCGTTGAAAAGACTGTGCATTGATGTTCATAATCTCAGCTGCTCTTCTTCTGTAATCTTTTCTACTCTCTTTGTTCTCCGCAATGTCTACCGGTTTAGGCGGTAGGGGAAGTTCAATGATAGGGATAAACTTACCTACCTCTATCTGTTTACTCATTAAGGTTTCAGCAACCTCAGTAATAAACGGGTTAATACGGTAGGCAACCTTCTGAATCTTGTTCAGAAACTTGATCGGTGTTTCTCCCTGTATACATAACGGACCTCCCCTACGCACCATGTCATGCCCACGCATCACCTCGTTGAGAAGGTATCCACCAGGCTGTGTATGGTTCCAATCATTGGGAGGAATCAACATCGGCCAAGTTACTGGACTGAATAACTCAGCAGTTGCTATTACCTCGTCCTTGATTTCAAGGAACTCAGGTGTAGGTACAATGTAGTTCTGGCGCTTTCGTCCTTCCTGCCTCATGTCACGCATGAACCAGTTAGTTGCCTCGCAAATACAATCAAGTAACCAACCACCAAGTTTAATACGGTTGGCTCTACCCCATGCTTTCCAATGCTCAACATCATAACGATTCATCAAGGTAGTAATAACCTTGACCTTCTGATGAGTACCAATGGACTTGTGCCAATAGTTCTCTTTCAGTACGTTAAGCAAACCAGGTACAGAACGTTCATAATGACGCATCATGCACTCATTCTCAAGTGCTTGACCGATTGCATCGGCTACATTCTGAACTTGTGAACACGAAGGTTTAACGCTGAAGACCTTATCAAAAGTCATCTTGCTTGCGATAGCTGCTGCCACCTCAGGTTCAACATCAGAAAGGTAATGTTGAATCTCAGCAAAGGCTACACCAACACATCCAGAATGAATGCGTCGCTCAGCTGTTTGCTGAATCCGTTTAACAACAAGCGGAATCAGTGTTTGAACTGATGCTACACCATAGACAGAAGCACTGGCGTAATCTTTCTCCTCTAGCTTACGTGTGTTATCACGTAATGCCTTGAGTCCTTGCCGGATTTGTTCACGTTCAAGAAGTACTTGCTCCTCAATTTGTGCAGGTGTTGGCATAGGCAGAGTTTACAGTGTCGGTGTCATCAGCAAGCTGGTCGATTGCCAGCTGTAGGATCTCATCACGATGGGGATGATTCTGCAGTTGTGCACACAATTCGTGCAACCGGCGATAGTAAACTTTAGTCGTCATTGTCAGGTTTCTCACAAGTAAGGTGGTGGATTGCTTCGTGATCACAAACAGTAAACTCAATGTCAGGCGTGTGCATTAGCTGGCTGACTTTAGTTTGTGCTGCGGATCTACGCATGTAGACGTGTTCTTGAACCTTGTAGGTCTTGGTGTCACGTACCCGTATGATACAACATACGGATGAAGGTAACTCCCAACCACCTACTTTCCAGTCCATTACCTCCTCAAAGGAATGCTGTTCAAACATCTCATCTGGTGCGTCCTTGTACATGTCGTAGTTGTTGGGAAAGTAACGCTTACCACTCATCGGATTGCCTCACATTGATTAGTTTGTCGTTGCGTTCTTGGGACAATTCTAGAGCCATCCATGCGGCTTGCTCAGAATCGGGCGCTAATAGATGAATAGTGCCTGAACTTAGCGTGACTTCGTATAAACGGGGTTGATGATTGTGAATCATTGTTTAAACTTTTCAATGATCTGTACGACCATGAGATCACGTGAATCTTCACGATCTAGTAAATCAATAGCACAGTTGTAAGCAGAAGTTTCGTCGGGATAATACTCCACAACTTCATGACTTTCAAGGACAGCAAACATTACTTCCTGGTGGTACGTTTACGTGTAGGCGATGAAACTTTAGGGGCTTCATCTTGAGTAGGTTCAGCTGGTGCTTCGCTACGCTCAACTACGTCCATGCTCAAGGTTTGCAGAGGTAGCTCGCTAGCTAGCATGTACGCATCATGGAACTCTCGCTGCAGTTCTTGATACTGAGCGACAGTAGGTGTGCCTGCATCTTTATAGTGATACAGCCACGCTTCGACTGCATTAAGTAGCAGCCATTCACGGGATCGAGTAAGTGTTTCAGTCATTCAGCAAACTCCAATGCAAGGTCTTTAAATTCATCAAGCCAGCCACTAATAAGACCAGCTTCCTCTTCAGTTACATGCTGCATAATGTCATCATTACAACATGCACGATTGAGTACCTTGATGATAGGTTTGAACTCATCAGGGAATGTAGGTACTTTGATTGCAGTGGATTGTTCAGTCATCAGATTAACTCCAGTTGTTGAAACTCAAGATGATCGCAGCATGAGTCATCATCGTGCAGATCAATCATGTCAGTGTCTACATGAGACACAAGCTTGTCAAAAAGAAAGTTAACAAACTCTCTATTCTTTTCAGTAATCATTTCCAATTCTCCTTACATGTGGTGGACAGGTAATAGTAAGCACGACCATGATCGGCTACTTGATACTCACGCAGCATAGCGTAAGCTTCAGTACGTGTGTCGTATTCATCACACGTTTCATCGTAGCGTCCTTGCTGACGGTTGATGTAGTAGGTCATCAGAACTCCTTGTAAGTGTGCAGGTTAGTGTTCATCGGGACAACATCAAGGACACGCTCATGTCCTTGTGCTCGTGCATCACCCATGCTCCATGCTTCCATAACTGAGCGAGCAGTTACGTACTCACAGGCACAGACATCACGACCCTTGGTGTAAAGAACTTGGTACTGCATCAGTAGTAAACCTCCTCATCAATACGAGACAACAATTCATACGTAAACAAGATGTGATCAGGGTAAGTCCTTACTGTTTGATAACTTGCGTTGATCCAAACGTCTAAGGAAGACTGATCAGGTGCAGGGTTGATGTACTCCATCACGCTGCCTCCGCATCAGCAAGGGCAGCCTCAAGTGCATCACATCGGTTACCCCATGTGATCTTGGTGTACATGTCATCAGCGATCATGAGCTGCTCTTCTGCATACTCAAGCTGCTGACGCAGGTATTCAATGTTGGACATAACTAACTCCATGTAAGTGAACATGTAGCCATTGAGGACTACAGAAAAGGAGACACATTGCTGTGCATCCCTGAGTGTAATCGTCAGGCTTAGGCAGCGAGAGCCGCACGCTCAAGCTCATTACCCATGTGTTGTGCTTGACACCACAGCTCAACTACACACCACACCATCTCATTCTTGAGGGTGGAGATAGTAGAACCAGTGTCAACAAAGTTCTTCATAGAGAACCCGCAATCGTTGAGGTAATCGTAAATCTCATCTTCATACTCATCGAAGAACTTCTCAGTCTCGGAGTAATAGATGAAGCCAGAGACACCTCCGGCGCAGCCATAGTTGGCTACGTCCTTGATCTCATCTGCATCGGTGAAGCGAGCAGCGAGAGCGGTGTGCATGTTGGTCATGTTGTATGTAAAGCAAGCGAACAGGTAAGTGTAGCTTGTGGGCTACAGGAAAGCGTCGGATTAGTGACGCTTAAGTGTAACCAACAGTCGAGTGAAACGAGACGCTGGGGCTGAAGATCAGGCCAGTTGAAGATAAGAAGTACGCTTAGTGTTAACGCAGTTCTTGTTAACCCAGAACCCAAGCGACATGTTGGGATTGAGCAACAGGTTCATGATAGCCCGGCGGCTAACGTTGGTGTACTCATACTCGTAGCCGTTCTCAAACGTAACGTAGGCAACACCGTTGAACGGGTCAACCTGCAGATACGAGACAGCATCAGAGGTACGAGGAGCAATGTTGAAAGTAGGCATGTTGTGAAAGTGTAATGATGGAATGTGTTGCGACCTTGTGATCGCAATGACCATAGCCCGACTCAAACGGGCGGCCTGTCGGTGCAGGGCATGGCCGGTGGCATGAGCATACTTGTAGCGATACGCAGTAGCGCATCTAGCGGCTGTGCCTCGCCGCTGTGACGTGTCTACCACACCTCCCGGTCAAGTACCCATGCCGGTCGTCGCTGCCTACCGGTTGCTCCGGAAGCGGTGTGCTTATTCGGTTGTCAAGGTTCGGTGAGGTGGTGAGTGGTGATTGAAGATCGAGACTCTCCTCCCCCTTAACAGGGAGAGTCGAGATCAAGATCATCAACCACTCATCCAAGGGTCATCCTACACGGTGTCGAGCCGGTTTGGTGGTGGACAGTCGGTTGAACTGGCACAGTGGTGGTGGATGACTGGCGCTAAACCGTTGCAGCGCAATGGTTATAACTGTTGCTTATCGGTGTCATAGGCATTGCTAATGAAGGCGCAACAGATCGCATCAAATCCTAGTCAGGGCAAGCGGTTTCAGCCGGTCAAGCACGGTTCAGAGCCGGTCATGGCAGCTTGCTGGCTCGCTGAGCACCCGTTGTGCGTGGGTTACTACGGGCGAGGGCGGGCGTTGCACCGGCTCTACACCGGCCTGGGGGTGGGTTACAACGCGTGTGCGCCTGCGGCCACCCCCACACGGGGGTTGTGCGGCCCGCCGTATCCGTTAATAGACCAGAAAGATTTTTGTTGGATTTTATGAGACCCCTCTAGAAGGCTCTGTAATAGCTTCTACCCCTTCTAAGCCCTCTCTATACCAAGGAGCGGTTAAACGCAACTCAGAGACGCCAAAACTGCCCTCTCCGGGCTGTTCTGTGTAAATAGGAGTCACATAGTCAAATTCAACCGCCTTAACCTCCGTATGAAACTGTTCAATAGCGGTGTCTAAATCGGTTTTAATCCGATTATCTATTACCCACCGTTCAATCCAGACAAGCAGGCCAAGCAGCAGGTGATCAAACCAAGGGATGCCTTGCTTCCACGTTACATACAGTGTGTGGAACTCATTCAACTTAAGTTCTTTTCCCACATTGCCTCACAAACATTAGGAAGGTGTTGATACAGCAGGTCTTGGACTTGACCAGCTATCTGTGCGTGTTCTTTTTGAGTACCATTAGCGGTACGAAGGTCGCAGTAATGCAACCAAGACCGAATGGTTCCATTCATGTACATCTTTGTTGGAGCTGCCAACGGAAGCACGTCTCTTGCACATTCCTTAGCCACTCCATAGTCCAACATCTGTTGATACAGGTGAACACCGGCTGCAAAGTGTTTGGTGATTTCGTAATCCAGGTTGTTTTTAATTACTTCATCTAGATCATCAATACTGTTCTGCCTGTTCTTTTGATCTTGACGCCGAAGGGAAGGACTACGGGGAATCTCCTCTACCCGTGCGTACCGTTGAGAGAACTCCTGAAAGGAGAAACTCCGATGCCGAAGGATTTGTGCTGCTATAGACCGAGTAGTTTCAATTTGTACACACATGTTCACCATTTCAAACGGTGACCAATGTTTGTGTTCAATAAGGTATCTAATTAACTTAGCACTTGTCTTAGTGTTGTTTTGATTAGATGGGTTAGAGACTCTAGCCATGTAAGCTATTAGTTCTTCTGCATCAGGTGTGATGTGAATAAGTTGAACGGAGTGAAACAAAGGTTCTACTTGGTGGGAAGTAGTCATACGTGTTAGACAGACAGTAGTAAAACGGAAATAACCGTATTTTGTTTAATGGGGAGGAAAAATAAAACCTTATTCGGTTTACCGTAGAAAAAGGAGAGAAAGAAATGATTGTCTTCCTCTCCCCCAGGAGTTGGGTCCACCCTCCCTTCTCCTGTATACATAACGGACCTGTTAAATCCAAGTCATAGACTGACCTTTAGAAAATCCTCTTGCTTGTCTTTTTTGGTCTAAGGACATACCCAAAACAAGATGGTTTGTCTCAGATTGAGGGTCGTCAATAAATGCTGTAAGCATGTCGTTCCACTCTTCCATTTTACGTTGTTTTACCGTTTCTTGGGCAGAGATACCCATAGCATCGGTAAAATACTTAACGCCTTGTGCAAGAGAGTCTAGACGGTCATCGTGTTTAATAGCAAACTTCTCACGACACATGCGACTCATTTGATAGAAGAGCATGTACAGCAGTCGTTTCTCGGGTGGATCGTCTTTGTTACTGTTGTAATCCCATTCAACAACACCACGATCAATGATGAGTCGGTGTTGGTTCATAATGGGTTCAAGAGCATCGATAATTCGTTCTTCTTTACGGACGTTAGCCCGTACTTCTTCAATACCGATGTTCTGTTTAGTTTGCTGGAGATGTTTACGGAATAGTTCGGAGACAATACCGTCACCAAAGTTTGTTTCAATAACAAGGTTGGTAACGTTATACTTCTTACAACCCCTGAGAATGTCTAGCAAAGTGTTGTCGGAGTAACCGTCTCGATAAGAACGGATCTCATGAACGTACAAGAAGCCGTTGCGTTGGCTTATGTACGTGGCAGCTGTTTCGTCTGTGCCTCTACCTGACGGGTCAACGCTGCAGATTGTTTCAGTATACGGACCCCACTCTCCTTGAAGCTGCATCGGGGAGTAGAAATAATCACCCGGTAAGCCAACCGTAGGCAGATCCTTGAGCACATTACGAGGATCACTGCACCACACAACAGAATCCGGCGCTTGAGTCGGGTTAACGGAGGTAATGATAAGGTCTTGGAACTTAAGTGGGAACTTTTCTGCATCACTAAGACTCGTATCAAGCATGAACTGGAGCATAAAGTTGCTCCTACCCATTGCTGCTTCCCGTTCAAGCAGATCATCGTCTTGGAAACGATCAGGATCTGTTACTGACCACGGTTCAGCACCGTTATCAATGTCTTCTTGAAGTTGAGGAGCAATTAATCCTTCGTAGTTTGACAGTTTACGAGGGACTCTTGCAGGCCAAACAAACGGTCGATAGTTACGTTCGGCTAGTTTACGGTAAATGGTAAAAGTAGTCTGAGGTGTACCAAGGTACATAATCCTTGAATCCGTTTTAGGAGTAAGGATTGACTCAGCTTCTGTACACAGTTGCAAAAGTTTTTCTCGCATCATTTCAGTCATTGAGTTACCAGGAACTTCAATGTCATCAAGAATCATCAAATCAGCACGTGAACCGGTTAACTGACCGGTAATACCGACTGATTTAACGGATGGTGCTTGGTGTGGACTGCAGTTAACATCAAAACTAATACGAGACCACCGGGCATCATCTGACTTCGGTCTAAGATGTACTAGCCACGGTGTCTCAATGATCAGTTTTTGTAGGAAGATAGACATGTTGTCTGCACGCTCCTTAGAAGCGGAGATAATCATGATCTTCTTTTCGGGATTATTAAAGAGTGTCCAAAGAACAAAGGCACCAGTAATCCACGATTTACCTACACCCCGAAACGCTTGGATCTGTAAACGCTTTGGACCGTGTTGTAGATAGTCGGCAATAGCGTATTGAGCACGTGTCGGTGAAGGTAGATCAAGTTGTCCCCAAAGGGCTTGGAGAAATAGTTTAAAATCCTGTTGAAGGGACTCTAACACGGAGTCCCCTCTAGCAGCGTCTGTACGGCGTTTTACGGGCATAGATGGTAGATTGTACCTAAAGGTGGTTTAAAGGGTGTTGTAGAGGCTTGTAGGTGCCTCTAACGAAGTTATATGCCTTGACGTTCATGCGGCAAGTCAATCGTGCTCATCATGCCACCAGGGCCGAATCGTTCTTGTGAAGGTACTTCAACAGGTATTAAAGAACGGCTAAATCTAATGTTACCAGCTTTATTGGTCAGGGTTTTAGGCTTAGCAACAGGTTTTGGTTTAGCAACTGGTTTTGCAACAGGTGTTGGCCTAGCTGCTGGTTTAGCAACAGGAGTAGGTTTAGTTACTGGTTTGGGCTTAGGTGTAGGTGCTGCAGTTAGAACCGGTGTGTAGCGAATACTTGCTGTTGATTTTGATAAAATTCCAGACCTAGGCAGTTTTTGAAGGGCTTTATCAATATCTACACCAGGTTCAAAATCAAATCCAGGTTGTTGACTTGTAGGTTGAAATTTGTTGTGATATTCTTTGGGAATAGCACGTGGATAACCGGTTACATCATCAACATCTATAACATACTTGTCCCCATAAGCAGCATAAACTTTTGATTCAACTGTATCTTTAAATACTTTGTAATCTGGATCAGATAAAGATACATACTCATTTGTGCCACCGGAAGCCAGTCGAACATCATGCTCAACAATAGTAGGTTTAGAACCAGCTACAAATTGATGTTCAGTAGATTCAGATTGCTGCTTTGCTTTTCTTTTTAATTCAGAAACATTTTCACGTTCTGCTTCTGTTTTGAATTTGCGTTCCGCTTTACTACGCTTAGTGTCAGCAGTTTCTTTAGTGCTGTAGTTTTCAGCAGAAAGCCGCCCACCTTCCTTTTTACGTACCCGAAGTTTATCCCCATTAGGTAACTCGTAAAGATTACCACCAGACAAGGAAGGTTTATCTTCTAAGTACGCTTGAGCGGCTTTAATTGCGTCAGATCGTGTTTCAACAGGAATAAATTCTGGCATGAAGAAAGCCGCCCCGGTTTGGAGCGGCACTATCGTTTAATAAGGAAGATGCTTATTTAAGGTTCTTACGCTTCTTTTTATTATACTCTTCGGTTTTAGCGGTAACCTTAGAGGTGTCCATTTCTTTACCTTCCATCTTGGTAGACGGAGTGTAAACATCCATAGTCTTATCAAACTTGCTGCCAATTTTCAAAGCTTTGTTAGCTTGAACAGCAGCTCGGTGCTCTTCCAGCGTACGATACCGACCTACAGACAGCCCTTTGGTGTCGGAAGGATCACGATAAGTGGATGCAGTTGAAACAGGTGCCTTAGGCTTTTCAGCGGGCTTAGCGGCGGGAGCTTTAGTAGCGGTGGTAGGCTGTTGAGCTGCACGCATAGCCGGTTTAGCCGGTTGCTTTTCAGCAGGTTTGGGCCGACGAAACTCAGGGTCACCTTTGCCTGCTTCTACTTTAGGAGTACGTGCTTCGTCAGCAGTGAGTTGCTTGCTTTTAGCTGGGTTCTTAACACGAACACGTTGAGGAGCACCACCAATGGTTTCCCCTTTAGATGCTGCCCCTTGAGCACCGGTTTGCTGGCCTTTTTGACCAGGCTTGGGACGCATAGAAGCGGCATAGGCTTCTTCACGTTGTTTCTGCAGCATACGCTGCCGTTTACGTTGAGCTTCGTTTAAAGCTGGCATAATTAGTTAATGTGTGAAAGGATTAAATCTTCCCTTGGCGTTATGCCAAATGTGCTCCTCATAAATTGGAGCCAGTTGTTACTACCTTTAGCCTGGTTACACTCCCAACAGCTGGGTACAAGATTTGATGTAAGGTCTTCCCCACCAAAGCAGCGAGGACGTACGTGGTCAAGTGTAAGTTCATGTAATTCATAAGTTTCTCCACAATAAACGCATTGACAGTTGAAGTGTTCCTTAATGGCTCTTCTCCAGAGCCGTTTTGCTTCTGGACTAGTCATGGTTATTAGGTTTTGGAGGTAGTGATCAGGCGTAGGTAGTAACGGGGTCATGCGTACTTCTTGTTAGTACGTGGTCTACGTCGGTTAGCTGAAGGTTTTTCAAGCTTTCCTTTATTAGGTCCAGTGTGAGACGCATCCATCCCATCACCATTACCGTATGTGCCAAGTTTACGATTCAGTTTATTGGCAGCAGTACGTATCTTCAAACCATTGTTGGTTTTGTTGTATTTTGACTGCTGATTTTGTCGGCGTTGGCGTGCCTTTGGGTTTTGCTTATAGTACTCAGACGTGCTTTGTGCCATACAGCCTCCGTTGCACCATCTCAGGGTCTACTTTAGGCATCACAGACGCCAGTTTATCCAAGGGATTACCATCGTAAGCAACCCCGCTAATGTCATTCTTAGCGAGCCAGTCACACGCGGCTTTAAGGTCTTGTGTGCTGGCTTCACCAGATTTAATGCGTTGAAGGAACTCAGTTGTTACGAGGTTATGAAGCTCGTTAAACATATCCTCTGTGGCTTTCTTTTTATCCGCCATGACGCAATACAATTTGATCTAGTTTGTTTTCGATGCGGACCATATGGTCTTCCATCTTTTTGAGAGCGGTGGAGAGTTCTTCGCGTTGAACATATTTTTCTGCAATACGCAGTTCAACGCGATCAATACGGCTATCGACTTCACCAATACGTTGATTCAGTTTTCCATGGAGAGCAACAACTCCTGTCAACGCTGCAATGGCAGCAGTGATAACTCCCTCAATCATTCTGCTCCATCAAGCGAATAAGTTTTTGGGCGTAGATAGGATCGGTGGCGTAGCCTTCACGCTTCAGTAGATAGGCACAGTCTTCACGACTGGTTGCACGGTTAACACCTTTGTAACCTTTGTAATCCTTGTACCATTGGGTAACCAGATGGTTAACGCAATCAAAAGGAGTAGCAAAATCTTGGAACGATGCTTTGATCGTGACAGGACCGTTGCCATAGTCTTCCCAGGTGGTCTTAACCGTGCCTGGACCTTTGATGCCAAAGAAGTTGTTCTTACCGCTCAGGGCGGTGCCATACGCAGACTCAAGTGCCCATTGGGCTGCCACAACTTCAGGAAACTTGGCACCAGCTGCAGCAGCAGCAGCTTCGATGCCATCCCATGTATTAGTGAATTGCTGCTTGGGAGGTTCAGCGGGAGGAAGCCTCCACAGTTGAACCCATTCCTGAGAATCAGAAAGACCCTCCTTACCCAAGAGTTTCTCAAGGGCTTGGAGGGCTTTGATTTGGTTGGGCAGACCTTTGTAGTACTTAGCTACGTCAGTCAGCCGGATACTCATTTGAACGTATCCTTGAGTTGTTGGAGTTTGTCGTCCTCTTTACGCAGAGGCTTCAGGGCGTTGATACCAGCAAGGATGATTTGGACAACGCTATTCGATTTCAGTTTGCTGTTGCCAACCACTTCGGAGGCAACGAACAAGCCAAGGAAAAGCAGGGTCTCATAGGAGACCTTAAGGCCAAGAATGGTAAGCATTGGTAGTTACCGAATAAAGGGGTATGGGGATCAAGCCCAGGGGAGACCTGTGGCTTTAGTTGGGGCACGTTGCTCATCAAGTTGTGCTTGAAGTGCATTACAAATGGATTGCACCTGTTCTTCACCAAGCTTTTCCAGAACCCAATTAGTGACAAGTTCGGAGGTAAGTTCGGAGAAAGGGATCAGTTCGCCCTCAGGACGTTCCAGACCAAGGCTGCCATATGCACCGGCAGAATAGGTATCGTCTTTAGCATCAACCGTGTAGTGAACGGTATAAACATAACCATCTTGAACTTCTCTTTCAAGATTAGCAATGTTCCAGGTGAAAGTAGTTTCAGCCATTAAATAACAGGGATGTTGTACTCTTGGGTGGTATTGGCGTAATGTTTCCAGATTACATCCGCCGTATTCCCTGCCCAGGCAGCTACCTGAGCAATAGGAATATCAGACTCAATCCATCGGCTGATTGCAGTGTGGCGCAAATCGTAAGGACGGTAGAGGTTAGAAATCAGATCAGCAGATTTGAGTTGCTGCATCTTTTTTCGGAAATAGCTTTGATATGCCAACCGATCCCAAGGGAAGATAAACTTATCAGTTTTATCAAGACTGGAAAGAATCTGTTGGCACTTATCGTTGAGAGGAACCCAACGCTTTTTGTTTGTTTTGGTGCTGTGTTTGAGACCGTGGGTAAGAGTGTAATTGCGGTGAACAAGGATTTTATTATCCTTAATATCCTCCCACATCAATGCTCGTACCTCACCAGTCCGCATAGCAGTTTGAAGCATAAACTCCGCGTAAAAAGCCCAGTTGGTTGACTTATAAGTACGCTTGTCCGCTAAGGTAGAAAAAACAATATCAAGTTCATTACGTGGAATAACAACGATCTCTTCATCTTTTTGAGGCGCTTTGGGCATTCTAAAGGATTGAATAGGACTACGTTCAATTAATCCAATATCTTCTTGACTAGCCCAACGGTAAAGACCTTTGAGATACATAGCTACTCTACGAGCTGATTGAACTGGCTTCTCCTGCAACAACCAAACCATAATGGCTCTTCCATCGGTTTGAAAGTTTTGATGAGGACAACGCGCCAACCATTTTGTTGCTTGACGGTAATCAGATGTCAAGCTGGTAGCTTCTAGTGAAATAGACCGTTCAGCAACAAATTTGTCCCAAACGTCCATTAAAGCGAGAGTCATAAATTGTTAGTGAGTAAGGTGGATGGGGGATGAACAATTCTATCATCCCCGTTATGGTTTAGAGAGTAGGACTACGCGCCTTCAAGGGCTGCAACTTTGGCTTCAAGGGCTTCGATCTTGGCGAGCGCCTCTTGCAATGCCTTAGTCAGCGGAGCGATGAACTGGTCGTAGCGGAGACCTTGCGGACTATCCGGGTTTTCGGTATCCGTTAAGATCCATCCGCCAAAGTCCACGCCAGCTTCGTCGGCAGCTTCCTTCACTTCTTGGGCAATAAAACCCCAATGAGTTCGCTTGCCAGGAACAGCCTCGTAGACACGGTTACCATTTTCATCGAGACCTGCATCCTTATTGCCGCCAACCACAAATTTATAGCTGACAGGCTTAAGGTTTTTAATGAAATCAGAGCCAAGACTAGAACCCGTTATTTCGGTTTTGTCTCTCTGGTCGGAGGTCTGGATTGTTCCGTTGGCAGCATAGACAAGGCTCCAACGTTTATCGCTTGCGCCACACTGATAAGCGTTATCAGAAGATGGAAGAATTGCGCCGGTAAATAGGGTGTTTCTGTTGTTTTCAATACGCACCGCCTGGCTAGGTGATGACGCGCCATCCGCAGTAACGGAGAACACTAAGCGGCCTGGCATGTCGTTAGCGCCAGGCGTGCCATCTACCTCGCAATAAATTGCTGCGCCCCGAGTTCTTACATCAGTTCCATCAGCGCCAGCAAACGAAATGGTGCCTAAATTATCACCGCTAGTGACGACGGTATTGCTGCCAACAGTCGCTGCTCCACTCCGGCAGAAATACAAATACGGTCCCATCCGCGCCGTGGTGGAGTTGCTGCAAAGAGCAAGGCCAGGACCTGGATTTGTATCACCAACACTTTCAAATGTATTAGCATTTTGACCGTCAGTACCAAGTCCGTATGGTTCAATGGTACGAGCAGAAGACGTGCCAACTAACAAGCGTCCCGAGCTGTCGATGCGGGCTTTTTCGGAAGCTTGTAGATGAAACGCAATTCCAGTGCTAGAGGTGTGCGCATTAAGAACAGCGTTTCCACTTCCATCTACATCAAGACTTCCAGCGCCAACACCCGTTCGGGTCCAGCGAACAATTTGCGAACCAGAATCTTCGGCGTGTAGCTTCAATGCAGGACTTGTAGTGCCAATCCCTAATTTGCCATCGACGAGTAAATTAGCGGTGCCACC